CCCTTGATCTCAATGTACGTGTCTGCAAATGTACCGTCCAAGACGTAAAGATCAACGTAGTACGTTCGTCCTTGAGGCGTCTGGAACGCTAGTTGCCATCGAAAATCGATCTGATTCGTGTTTAACCAATCCACGACGGCTAGTTCATAGCCACCAACGCAATGAATGTCTTCGCCAGACTTCCAATGTTTTACGACCGTGCAAAACCGGCTAGCAGCGATTCCATTTAATCTTCCTCGAGCTGGATGTCCGCTGTATCCATTTAAGACGGTGTACGGCATCGCTACAAATTCACCATGATCTTTGTCAAGAAATCTCATCTTTACGTGTGAATTCACATAACACTGTCCGGGTGACAATGTTACATTGTCACCGTGATGAAGGGTTAATTTTTGCTCGATCTCTTCTGGCGTTAAGAGAGAACGTTTCCAATTAACATGCTTGTGACCCGTGTGTCGGCGACCGTTGCACACAGATTTGACCTGAGCATGCCATACGCCATACGTTTTATCGATAAACCGCGCACGTTTATTCGCTGAAATATACGACGATTCGTCAATCGTAACAGTGTCACCGTGTACTTGTCTAAGCCTAGACTTGATCTCTTCGATCGAAATTTTTCTTGACACAAAGATTGTCACTTCTTTGACTGCGTATCGATCTCTTGTACTGACTTCAGTTGTTGCTTGATGTACTCGACGACCGTAGGAGCCCCTTCGAACCTACCGTATGCATCGTAGAACGACAATGTCATTTGAGATTCGAACTTTCCAGGTGTGATAGAATGAGTCAATCCAGTAAGAATGTAGATGTTATCAATCGTCGTCCCCGTGTTGAAGTCAATGAAGAACATCTGGCCGTTGTTCAACAACGGACAACCCAAGGCGTTGATCGTCAACGCTGCTGGGATGACACGTAGCGGCAACCCGCCCACACCGGAACCATTGGGCATGGCAACCGATGGCTTGCCTGACTTGCGTGACACCGTCTGCATCTGGACGACGCTAAGCAGGGGGTCTTGCTTGGAGGCCAGGTTGGCTGACGTCACCACAGTACCATTCATGCCGTAGACGATCGTCGGCACCATCCTTGACACGTATTCCTTGATGTCCGGATTGCTGATGATCCTACCTGGCACCCCCGTCTCTGTCTGAGACGACTGCGTCCGATCGATCCTTCCGTCTGGGGACAGAGACGGAAGGAGCTCTTTCCACACATCGACCGCCTGTGCCTTGTCGCTGGACCGTTGCTTGAGATAGTCTTTGGTGATGCCCAGTGTTTCAGCATCGATGAACTCTGGGCCCGATTCGGCATCCCCGCGCAGGATCTGTCCTGGCAACTTGTACGGGTTGTTCGTCTTGTCAAAGACGTGGATTCGCATGATCTTACGATAGTTGCCGGCGATGTCCTCATTGGGCGCTGGGTTCAGCGTAAACTGCTCGAACTGTTGCGATGTCTCAAGGCGCCGCAACAGGTCGCTGTTGTTTCCCGATGATGCCCACAGCGTTTCGATGTACATTTCGACCTGCGGCATCTTGAAAGGACCTTGTGCGATGTTGATACCTGCAAGAGCGCTTTCGTAGGCCTGTTCAGCTCCCTCCTTGAACTTCTGATCGACTTTGTTGGCAGGGTCATAGGGCGCAAAGTACGACCGAAATCCGTAACCGGGAGCGCGTGTGTCGCTGACCTGAGCATCGATGATCAGGCGAAAGAACTCCTCGATCGATAGCCTCTCAGATCCCTTCCTTTCAACGTACTCGCGGTACTGGTCGAGGAACACCGGCATGTCGATAGGAAACTCAGCGAGGTTGGTTCCAGCAGCCGCTCCCGCGTGGTCGTTGACCTGGTAGAAGAACAGTTGCATCTCGTCGATACCACCGATTTGTTGGAACGAGTTGCCGATGAAGACAGACATCAGCTTGCCCAGCGACACCAGTTTCTTCCCAAACTCCTGACGATCTGTTTCACTGCGGTAGGCATTGACGACCTCGACTAGGTTAGAGAACGGGTGAGGGGCCGCCTTCGCGTCAGTGGCTGCGACCTTGTCCTTTGCGGCAATCGGCAAAAACGGATCAGGTTCTTTGGTGACGCTGGTCAACAAACCTGAGGCCACGCGTGACGCGTCGCTACGTAATTGTGCCTTGAAGTCAAGGTTCTGCTTGTTGTCAGTCTTGTAGTACGTCTCAAGGGCGTTCAATAGTCCCTGTGCGGCATCTTTATCGATCTTACCGCCGGGCCTAGCAAAGCTCTCCTTCATCGCCTTGATCGAGTCCTGGATGTCCTTGCCCGACATGTCGGGCAGCGCACCGCGCTCTGCAGACTCAATCAACATGAACCCACGGATCTCTCGGTTGACGCCCTCAGTCGGACCGATACCCAACGCAGTCCGGTACTCGCTGATCTGTTGACCCAGTTCGCGAAGCTTCTTGATGGTGTTCAACGTGCCATCGTTTTTGTCACTCGTCCTCGCCGTTCTCATCTCAGGTATGCCTTTGGTCCACAGCTCAATGTTGAGCGTGACCTGACCGACTGGATCAAACGAGAACTGAGAATTTACGATGCCGTAGGCCTCCCGCGTCAGCATGTTGCCATTGATGAAATCAGAATAGTTGCCCGAGCCGGCGACCTGCGCTCCAGATGGCTCAGGCGGATGACGCCAACCATAGGTGATCCACACAGTGGGAGCTGTCTGCGCATTCTGGTAGATCTGAGGCCTGACCAGGTCGCTGATCTCAGCCATCCTTGATCTGTCATGTAGCTTCAGCGTCAACGTAGCCTTCTTGTATGAATACATTCCGACTGTCGGCGTCACAGAAACGTTGAAACTCTCGATCGACATCAGTGGCCGAAACGGGTCTAGGACATCGACATAGCGAGCGCTGTGACTAACCTGTTGTGGATTGATGAGCGTCTGAGGAGATGTAAACATCTCCATGCCGGCCAAGGTGTGTTGTTGGCCGAAGGCCACGTCGTGTACTTCACGTGCAGCGATCATCGCAGCATCTGCTGATTTGTTATCTGCTCCCGCTGACGGATCAGAGCCCAGCAAGAACTTCATCAGCCCAGGGGACTGAAGGTTGACAGGATCGACACGATTGAACACGAACTCGACCTCGAGGATGGGCACCATCCTCGAGGCGATCAGGCTCGGAACGTAGTTCATGAACATCTCGATGCGTTCAGCGTTCCGCGTCGCCGGGCTCAGGTAACCTGAATTGCTGAGCAGGATGCACATGGGTTTCTTGGGATCGACGTCCTGGCCGATGATCTCTCGAAAACTGACGTTATTTATGACAGTCTTTCCGTCGTTGCCCACAGCAACGTTCTGTGATTGGCCCAACGCATTTACACGTTTACCGGTGCTGCTATAGAAGCTGATCGTCCTCTTGAACTGCTCGAGCTTTTCAGGTGACGCATTGGACGCTAGCTCTTCAAGGCGATTTCCCAACGCATCGACGGTCAATACGCCGCCGGGTCCGACGTTGTAAAGAGCGTCGAGCAGCTCTTTCGTAAAGTTTGTCGTCTCTATTGAACCTTGCGACAGCTTCTGCGCTCCCAACAGGTCTGCGGGAGTGATCATTCGATAGATCGATTCGAGGGTTGATACGTCGACAGCCATCAGCTCACCAAACGTGCGACCGCTGCAAGTTCAGGGACCTTGATGATGGTGCCCGGGGGCACCTGCAAGCCCCATCCGATGTCGCTAGCTGCGGCAAGGACCCACCAATAACTAGCGTCACCGTAAAAGCTACCCGCAAGGGTGTCAAGGCGTTCAGCGCCCCGAAGGATCACTGTCTTGACCGGCAGCTTGCCGTCCTTGATTGCAGCACGAATGTGTTGGATCGCAAATGACGTACCAAACTGCGCGCCGAAATCAATCCTAGGAGTCCTGGCATACCTGCTGAAAGGCATCAGCCACCCTTCGCTTTCTCAGCATCAAAGGAATGTGCCATGGCAGCACCCACAGGATACACAGGGGCCCTGTTGTAACCGTTTGCATCGATGCCTGGACTGATGTCGTGGATGGGTGAAAACCCTAGGGTTACCTTGCACAGCTTGGGTGCCGCACGGCCCATCGTGGTCTCCCACGTTGTTTTGTCGTACCAGTCAAAGTTCAACGATTCAATCGCGCCTGCCAAGCCTTTGCCTTTCACTGATTTGAAAGAACGCACTAGAGCGTTCTTGTTTTCATCGAGGAAGGTCGACAGCAGGTCGATGTTCTCGACACCAACGATACCGACTTGTTTGGTGATATCGTTGTACGACTTCACTGTCAAGGCCAAGTCCGACTTGGGTACTGAGTACGTGCCGCCGACGACTCGCTGTTTTGGATTGGTCGCGACGTCGTACTTAGAACGCAACTCGATGTAGATCGCTTGTGCCCTGTTTGCTGACACTCCAAACCGAGCTGTGATGTCATCAGCAGTCAACAGTTCTGGCACTACGACGGCATTTCCTTGCAACGGATCAAATGACTTGACGCTGCACTGGAAGAACTGCAGGTCGCCAGCTTCAACGTCATATGCAGGAGCATTCGTCGGTGACTTAGGTCCGGCACCGGGTAGACTGTTCCCTGTGCTCGTTGCAGCTGGGTGTCCAGGAGAAGCAATCACATACTTGAAGTTTGCCGACGGTGTCTCACGTGCTGCAGCTAGAGCCTTTCGCAGGTCGCTGGCCTTGTCAGCGGCACCCGAAAAATTGATCGAATTGTTGTCGACCTTCATCAGGCCAGAATCAGCTCCGAACAAACGCGCTAGAGCAAACCTCGAGTAATTGGATCGGATCAGATCGCCCAACCTCAGCCTGACCAGCGGACTGGCGCCGATCAATTGGCTGAACGGTTGAAAGAAAGTCGTGTTGTTACCTAAGGCGAGGCCGCGTCCTCGCGTGTACTGCGGATACACCAACGTGACCAGCTTATTGAGCTTCATCCACATGTCATCAAAGTCATTTTCTGACGTTGCAGCGACGTAAAAACTGATATTGATGCGCCTCGAGGTGCTCTTGTAAATCTTGATCGGATCGACACGACCGATTGCGTCAGTGGTCTCCCAATTTGCGTTGAAATCGTCCGATAGTGACGCAATGAACGCGTGAAAGCTGATGATCTCGTTGGTACGAAGGTCATGGAAGTAAAATGGCACATACTCTGCGTCAAGCATCGCCTCAAGCGCCTGGACGGTTGGAGCATCCGGATCTTCAGAGTCACGGGCGATACGTGCACCGTTTGCCGCTTGATCACCCAACGACTGTGCCACGTATACCGTGCGTGACAGGGGATCAGCCAGACCAACTGGGCCCCGGAAGGCTCCGAGCTTGGTGTCTAGCAGCTGCATCGTCATGGTCGAATCTGGTATCAGATACATCGATGGAGCCCTGTTGGAGCTCCACGCCAGTTTTGTCGTCTGGCGTCCGGTTGTCGTGTCCTTTAATCTGTTCTTTTGGACTGTCGCATACGAAGCGTCGTTATTGATAGCGTCTGTCCGCGAGGTGACCAACTTGCCGCGGTTGTCAGGTGAGGTGTCTCGAAGCGATTCTGACAGCACAGCATCGCCCAATGACGCAAAAACGTTGATCGCTGCAAACAACCGCGAATCTCGCAATGCTGACAACAGGCCGACGATGCTCTTGACGCCGGCGATCGGGTTAGAGGCAAACGCTTTACCGGTCGACGAGACAGATTCTGCGATCGTCAATCCCGATCGGATGATCGTTCGAGCCACGATGATATTGGCGCCAGCGTTGGTCGAATCGCTCAACGTCGATGCAGCTGAGTTCAGAAAAGCTGTCTTTAACTGGTTGCCTGCGCTGTCCTGAGCATGAGCAGCACCCAAAAAATACGCAGCTGTGCCAGTCTTAAGCGCATCACCGAATGGAAACAAAGTAGGTCTGATGTTGAGCAACGAAAAGAGGCTCGGCGGCAGGCCCACCTTGTTGGGATCAGCCAGGGGTTCTGATGTGTATGATCCTAAGGTGTACAATCCTCCGCTCTTTTTGTCCTTGGGATTTGCAGCACCTCCCAACGCCAGCAGCGCTCCCAGGCTCTCAAAAACAACGCCCAAGGCGACTGTCAAGGCCAGTGCTAGTGCGACTTGACCCAGGTTTAGAAGCCCAGCGAACGGTTCTTCGACGTTGTTGAGGTTGCCCCATGATTGATCACCGATCGGTGAGATCTCTGTCAAAGACCCGGGTGGGACCTCCTCCTTGACGATGTTGTCTAGCACATCTGCTGCCTGTAGCAGGACGTTGTTGACCTTGAGCACGCCTAGCTGGTTTGGACTCGGGATCAACGCTCCTTCCGCTGCCTCGGCGCCCGTGGGATTGAACCCACTGGTGAAGGCAAATGGAAACTCACCAGACGACCGAAGCGACAACCCTGCACCGACCTGTGCTAACACCAACGCAGACACCTCACCACGTCCTGGGACCCTGAAGGTTGGGTTGAATCCCGGATCTGGTCGATCAACGTTGCCGTTGTTGAGACGCGCAGCATCAGTAAAACGATTGTTGCTGATGATTGACGTCGTATACGTTGCGATCGGATCTGGTAAGGAATCCTTTGTAACTGATGACAACAAGGAGTTCCCGTTGATTAACTGTGGCGTTTCCCGACCCTTACTGATGTTCAAGGAAGTTGCGGGGTCTGCGACGGGGCGATCGATTGATGATCTTAGGTCAGGGTTATCCGCAACGACACCAGCGGCTGCAGAACGTGTTGTGAACTGAGGATCGTTCGTCGGATCGTCAGCCAACGGGTGAGGCGTACCGTTCTCATCAGTCAAGGATGTTTCAACGTATGAACCGTCGAGCGGGTACGCATTAACCTTTGTGATCCCCTTGAGGTACTGTCCCAACGTCTTTTTGGTCCGCTTGCTGATGTCCTTAACGTCGTTATCGACGTCAATGTCACCGTGGTTCGGAGACCCGCCGTCGATCCCCGCTGCGTCTGGGTCTCCTACGTCATACGTGTAGACCTTTCCGTCGACCTCAAACCCGCCTGTTCCGGTGTTAGTTCCCATCAACCGATCGATCCTGACACGACTGATCCGTCGCGTTCATTAACTACCACACCGGTCGCGTTCAACTCCCGTTGAAACCTGGCAATTGCGTCCGGATCCTGTTGGATCGCTCCCGCTAACGGAACGAGAGCGTTGCACAGCTGCGCGACGACTCCTTCAGTGATCCCGATGATCCGACGACGTTCAGTTTCGTCCTTTGCCAGTGCTAAGGCTCGCTTGTAGGTTGGATCATTGCGGAGGCGTTTGATGACCTCGTCACTTGAAGGCTTCATACGAATCGTACCTTACATCAACCCGTCGACGGCGCTAGGCTACCAGCGTTGAAGCCCGAAGAATACGTCTCAGGGATCGACGGCGACGCCTTGTCGCTTGGGTTTTCAAGAGCAAAATTGAGGCGTTCACGGATGATCGATGACTTCCTCATGACGATCACCTTTTCAACCTCCCCAGCTTCCATCGTCACGTTGAGGTTGACGGTCAACTGGACCATCTTGTTGGTGATCGTGTAATTTGTTTTAGAACCCAATCCAACAGCAGTTGCAAGTTTTTTGAGTTTGACTGGTGTGTCAATCTTGATGCCGCTATTCAAGGCTGTGTCTAAGTCATTGGCCGCTTTGACCATGTCGCTAGCCGCCTTGAGCGCTGTAGCGATAGCATCGCCCTTCAATGCAGTCGTGATCTTGCTGACCTGGTCACCATAATCCTTCAACCGCGAAATCGATGAACTGACGTCCTTCAATGCCTCAGGCGTCAGGGTCGTCGTCACCTTTTGTAAGGCGTCAACGCTCTTGGAAACGGTGAAGATGGTCCGGTTGATGGCTCCGGAGACCTCATCAGGATCGACCTTCGTCGTTGTCATCGTCTTGAAGCTACTGGTCAACGACGCCATCGACGCAAACAGACCTTTCAACTGATCGCTCACCTTGGCAACCTTGTCGCTGCCCAACGACTGCAACCGCGTCCCAACGTTCTTGATGTTGGTGACTAACATCTCCAGCGTCGATCCGGTGCCCTCGTTTTGGATCAACTTCTGAAAGAAATAACTCATGGCGTTGATCGACGCCAGCAACGGTTCAATGTTGGCTACGTCACCCTCACCCTCGGCGCCCTTTTTGCTGAGGGCGGCGATCGATTGTGCCAGCTTTGGCACCTCACCGATGAAACCAAACAGCTTTTGCAGATCCTCGAGGCGCTTGCTGATGTTGGAGTCTACAACGACTGAGTTGACAGTATCGATGACGGCGTTGAACAGCTTGGGCAGCGCCTCCGCCATCCCTTCGAACAATGCCTGCAGGTCGGGTGCTGACTCAGTCGCCCACTCTGTGGCGCCGTTGACCTCCATCGGCGTGCTCTTGGAGCCCTTAGCGACGGTCGCGATCGACGCTGCGATGCTAGAGACGGTGCCCAACAGGCTGACCAACGATTTGACGTTCTCAACCTGTGCCGGAGTTAGGTCCTTGGCTGTCTCTACGACCTTGTCGATCAAGGTGTCAACCAATGTCGGCAACAGCTCGCTCATCTGCGTTGCCATCGTCTCAATGGTGACCTGGATGTTCTTTACGTTCAGGTTCGATGCCTTCGTCTTGACCAAACCCCAACCGGCGCTGAGCTCTGACGTGTCAGTGAAGGCCTTCATCGTCTCAGACGACGGAGTGATAGATTTCAGGATCTGCGACATGCCCCCGATCAGGTTGGCAACGACCTGAGCTTTTTCAGGGTCCGGGACATCGAGCGTCGCCATCTTCTTGATGATACCGATGATACCGTCGTCACCTGAACCGTCAGCTTTGCCCGTCAACATCTCCATGGCACCCTTACGCATGTTGGTGACATAGAAGTTGACGTCAGTCGCCAGGCTCTGAAAATTGTGCGAAGGATCGACCAGCTTATTGATGAAGCTGCCGCCTTGTTCGTAGAAAGCATCGGGTGGAGCAGCTGACTTCATGAAATCTGTGATGCCTTGCATCACATCAGCGAAGATCTTCGCAGCCTCGGCCATGCCAGGACCGCCAACGTTGAGCTTCTTGATTGAGTCCATGACGACCTCAACGACACCGATGATGCCGCGGCCGCTGCCTCGTTCGCCGACCATCTCACGGATCAGCTTGACAGCAGCGTCGACCTTCTCTGAGAACGATTCGACACGACCGGTGACGAACTCAGTAAACGTCGGGGTCATCAGGCCGACCATGTGTACCAGGGTGTCTGAGAACGCCTGGATCGCCTTCATGATCGACAAAAACGCATCGATCTTTCGTTGGAAGTCTGATTCGACCTTGAGCGCTGAGATCTCCTTGATTATGCTTACCGACAGTGATGCGATCTCAGCAACTGCTCCTGCGATCACACCCATGCCGATCGCGGCAGCTGCCAGCACGATCGCTTGCGGACCGGTCGCCAGCGCACCGATGGCCATGCTTGCCAAGATCAACGGCACCATGGAAAGGAAGACGAGCGACATCTTTAGCATCAGATCGCCTGCGCCAGCAAGTTCAGCTGGTTTAGCAGTCGATTTCAGGAGATATGCTAGACCTGCACCGGTGGCACCGACGATCGCAACAGCTGCCGCAATGACCAACCCACCCTTGAGGATGTCTCCGGCTGAGCCCACTTTGGCAGCAATCTTCATTGCTAACATCAACGGAATGGCAGCTGTGACCATGGTCCCCAAGATCACCATCGGACCGATCGCATCACTGATGCTCTTGATGCCGCCGCTGTCGAGGATCTTTTTCATGACAACGAACGTCTCTGCCATGATGACGCCGCCAGCAGCCAAGGCTGCTGCGATAGCGACCAGCTTCAGACCCAGCTTGACAGCCTCCTTGACGCCCCAACTCGAGCCCTTGTCAGCGTTGACTGCTTTACCGGTTGCTGCGTTGATGTCACCCGCGGCCTTGATGGCGCTAGTGTCAGTTTTGGGCACCTTCGCTGAGGCTTCAGCGACCTTGGCCACGTTGGTGCCCAATGATTGGATCGCTTTCTTGCCTGCGCCTGTCAACAACCCAACACCCGCCTGAGTGATTGAGGTGACCAGTGCGCCCAACAAGGCCCGACCCAAGGCTGGGCCAAACAAGATCCCCGCAACGTATGGGATGATGGGCTTGATGAGTGCTGTGAACTCATCGGACGTAAAGTAATCGTATGCCTTCTTGCCGATCGTCTTGATGAGGTCCCACATCGCTGGTGCGATGACCTTCCACGCATATTTCAACGAATCAACAATGGGTGCCAAGACCTCTTCAAGGAACCCTAACGTACCTGACGTCGATCCTTTGGCGCTGGAGATGAGCCTTGATGGGTCCCTGATGACGTCCGTCACGAACCTCAATGTCTCAGCGACCTTGTCAGCGACCCACTTGATGGCCTCAGCAACGAGGCGTGTCAACGTCTTAAAGATCGTCTTAAACCCATCGAGCATCTTCCTGCCCGACGTCGACTCCTTGTCAAAGAAATCAAAGAACTTATCACGCAGCTTGTCCATCAGGCTGGCGAACGACGCTTTGCCGTGTGGGTCCGATAAATCCTTCATGAACTGAATGAAGACGTCGGTCACACCACCAGCGAGTGACTTGAACTTGCCTGGTTGAAAGAACTCAGCGATCCCGCCCAGGAACTTCTTGACACCCGGGAACAACTCAACGAAGGCGCGTCCGAGCCTCATGCCTTGCATGTAGACCTGGTTCAGACCCACCTTGATGTTCATGATGATGCTGCGAAACTCTTTGCTCGACTGGATGCCGCCCAAAAAGCCCTTGACGAACATGTCCCAGAAACCGCCGGCCTGCTGCCCTCCACCCGATTTCACCAGGCGCTCGATTGACGCCGCCAGCTTTGACATCGCTTCAGCCTGCGACATCGTCTTCTTCTCAGCCTGTTCGCTCTTCTTCTTGAGGTCGTCCATTCGGACGCCCTGGTTTTTCATCGAAAAGGCCTGGCGAACTGTGGCCTCGTCTAGACCCGTAGTCGTCGCCAGGAGTTTGGCCTGCTGACGGGTGAAGTCGCTGGCGTCGACACCTGCTGCGGCGAACGACTTCTTTAACATGTCGATCTGTTCGGCAGGGTTCTGTGCCTCCATCATCTTGAAGGCATCGATCTGCACTCCGAATGCCTGTGACAACTTAGCCGCTGATTCAGCCGCTGAGTCAAACGTCTCAAAGGCGTCAAGGGTGCCAGTGATCTTGTCGAGTTCGAGCCCTAGCTTTCGAGCGTAGACTGACGCCTGAGCGATCTCTTTGACGGTCAGCGCACCGAAGTGACGCACGTCCTGCATCGCCTTCGACATGTCCTTGCCGATGACTTTTTGCGAGATGCCGAACGCCTTGCCCAAGGCCAGGGTCTGCTTGGTCATGTCAAGGAAGACCTTGGCCATCGGCTTACCGATCCTGATTGCAGTGTCACCGATGGCTTTCATCTGCTCATCAGAGACTCCCAAGCCCTTCTGGTACGCCAACAATGCGCCCCCGTTGGCTTTGAACTCATCGACGAGCATACCAAACGTCGCACCCATGGCGACAGCGACCTTGGTCACCAGCTGCAACTTTTCAGCCAGCGTGCCAAAGACTCTAAACGCATTGAGTCCAGTATCGGCAAACCCAGCTAACGAATCAGCAGCATCGAGCACAGCACGTGACGAGGGTTCAGCAAAATCACCCAACTCCTTGCGAAGGTTCTCAAGGGCCTCTGCTAGCTCGTTCGAGCCGCCGCTTGCGTTGGCCGCAATGTCGACCAACGCATTGAACATCTTGAAAGGGATCGCAATGATCGATGCAGTGACATTGACCAACCCGTCAATGATCCCAGCAAAGAATCCTGTGACGCCCTTGCCCAAGGCAATGACGTTCTTCAACCCTTGCATGAAACCGGAAAGTGCACTGACACCTACAGCAAGTGTTCCCGGAAACTTTTTCGACACCCAGGTCCCCATCTCTTTGATGCGACCCGATAGGCTTTTGACAAGTTTTTCTGAACCCGACAGTTCCTTTTGAAGGTTTGTCAGCTTGGTGGCATTGAGTTGCGACAGGTCCTGTCCCTTTAGACCTTCGACGGCGCGGGTCAGCTTCTCAACGGCACCGATCTGCGTGTCGAACGATTGCTCGACACGCGACATCGACTTTGCCATCTGGTCGATCGCAGACGCCAACTTCTGCGTCATGACGAGCTGGTCTGACAGTTCTTCTTTCGTTGCCACTACCGACTACTTATCGTCGACATGACTGCACCCCACCGCCTCAATGAGCTCGGACTGAACTTGCTTGGAAGGTTGTTTTTTGCGTCGTGCGCAGCATGGCTCGTCGGTAAGGCGACCAACGTAAAGCTGCGCGGGACCCCCGAAGAGATCAACGCTGTGGCCAACGCGATGATGGCATCACGACGATTTCAAGACGAACTGCGACGGCCGGGAGCGACCGTCGAATCTGTCATCCAAAAGCTGGGGTTGAAGCACGCTAGCGCTCGAGAGTTCGAGCAGATCTTGGGTGTTCCGTTCCCGCTCTGATCACACAACAATGGATGACCGTTCAGTCCCCAATGCGTTCATGTGAACCGACGCAACCTAGATGGCACGTGTGACCGTGCCATTCCTTGCATCTGCCTGACGTCGGGTGTGTTCTGGTGTAAGGCTCGAGATTGGTTCGTGCCGTTCTCAGCACCCTTGTTGAGTTCCTTGATGATCCTGTCAATAAACCAGCGTTTGTAGGGCACTGGAAGGTGAAGCGTTTCCTTCCAGGAAAACCCACCGTAGTACATCAACAGGAACGACGGCTCAAGGATCAGTTGATCCTTGTCCTCGGGTCCAACACCGAAGAACGTCTTACCGGGATCCAGGCCAGAGAAACCCCGTGTTGATGGGCATGCCGACCTCCTCGGCATGACCACACGAAGAACAAATCGTCTCTTGTCGCATCTTGATGCCGGGTTCGTTGTCGCGGATGTAGTTTCGCAACGCTAAGGAGTCACGTGCAGGCAGGTTATTGATGAAGTTGCGCAACAACGATCTATCAACCTGCTCATTGACAGCGATGATGCTTGAGAACAGGCTGTTGGAGACCGACGACTCGGCGACGATGCCTTGTTTCTTTTGTCGTTCTTGTGTCAGCATGATCTCTTCTTCGTCACGCCCTGTCAAGAACTTGAACCTGACCCGCTTCTTCGAATAAGGAAGCGTGAACTCAAACTGGTTGGTTCCCTCCTCGACAGGGTCGATCGCAAGAGGACTGATGGGTAGCTGTGCCAGGTTAAAGACCTGCGATGACTTGACACCACACTCGTTGCACTCAACCTCTGCATCATACTCGTGACCGTAGCCGGTGATGCGAATGGCGACCATCAACGCGTTACGATCACCCACCAGCAGGTCAAGCGGATTGATCCCCTTGTCGACCATGCATGAGCGGATCAACTCAGTGATGACGGTGCCCTTCTTCAAGAAGGCCTTTGACGTCAAGATGTCCTCTTCACGCGTCGTCATGGCCCTGATCTCGATCGTTTCTCGGTTATGCAGTGCCGAACCGATCGGATAGACTTTGCCGCCCGAAGGCAAGGGAACGGTCTCAAGCGGGATGTCAAGGCCAAACTCTGCCTTGACTTTTTCGGCAGCAGTGTACGACTTGATGTTAGGATCTGAGGCTGCCTGTGGAATTCCAGGCGTTCCGAAGACAGCGTTTCGTTGTTCACGTTCGTCTGACATGCGTTCCTTCTCGCAGACAAGGTACTTTGTCGGTCTGCGAACGTAAATACGCAGTCAGCGCAAACGTAGGCCGAATCAGTGGACAACGTCAACGTGGGTGTTGAACCCAATCGTCGACGTCTCCAGACGGACGCACCAACAACTCATAGACGATTGAAGCCGATTCGATCCCAAACCGCAGCTTGTCAGGCATTGACATGTACCTAACGGTGCCGTCATCGACAAGAGCCAGCATCAGGGTCTCAACGACTGAGATCCCCAACCCGAGCTCCAACGCCAGTTCACCCAAATATACGCCCTTGCCGCTGTTAAAGGACCTTACCATGCAACGCATGATTTTTCTGAAGGCTGCCTGTGAAGGCTTTCCGCTAGCTTCGTGCCACCATGCCATGGTCAAAAAATACCGTATTGACGTCCTCTGTTTCATAGTTCTGAAAAACTAAAAGAACAAAGCGTCAACCGGTCATCAATGATTCACTTGAATCACCGAGGTCGACTAGCACAAATCGAACACCCACGCAGGGGCTTCGGCGACCTTTGATGACTCATCGACAGGTTTCATCAAAGAGGATGAAGCACTGCTCCTGTTGGGCCTGGTCGAGTTCAATTTCTGGAACAGGGCCGCAGCCTTGCGGTGCTTTCGAGAGGCCACACGCTTGAGCTCCTCAGCCATGTACTCCGCAGACACCGCCATGGTCTACATCACCTTATGTTGAACTTCTCTCAAAGAAACCAAGTCGTCAACGCAGGCGATCGAGCACGCGTGCTGCCAGATCGATGACAGTTTGTTCGACGTCAAACTTTTGCTTGAATGCATCAACGATCGCTTCTTCAAGCTTGGTTCGATCGACCTCCGGGCCCACAAGGCCTTGCAAACCCGCTGCGACGCTGTCAGCGTCAAAGCCTTCCAACAGACTCTCAACCTCGTCGACGATGAGATCCGCGACGCTCGAGGCGGCTTGAACCGTCGATCTGTCTTTCTTTGCGTAACCGAACCCTGTAGCTGGGTTCTTGCGACCGGTGTGCTGCGGGCGGCGCGCCTGTGTCAGGCCAGCAGCAGTGTCGATCTCTTCCTTGACGATCTGTCGAAGTTGTTGCTGTGTGATCTTCATCTTGTTGGTTCCCATTCTCCCATGCTGTACTGCGGATCCCAAACGTAGACCCGACCATCTGCTGCTTTGACCTCGATGCGGCCGTCGCCCAATAGGACAAATTGGTCATCACAATCTTCGATCAGGTACCTGATCCAGGCGTTAAACGCCTGAGAATCAAACTTCTTGAGGTCAAAGACGCCGCCCAATGGTTGTCGCATCTTGGGTCGAGCGTCGTTCGGAACAGAAACGCCTCGACCCGATCGAGGTGCTTGGGCTCGCGACCTGTTGGTCGCTTTGGTGATCTCTTCGCTGATGATCTTTCGAATCAAAGAACCAGTAGACAATTTCATGACCCTTTCAACCTAGTGATACATGCTGTTAATAACCAAAACGACCCGACCTGTTCACAAAGAGAAGAACGGCCTCCAGACCACCTCAGTAATCGATGTCGGAGTTAGCGCCTTCGTAACTGTCAAGTTCACTAGAGACTGCATCCTCGACGAGCTCTCGAAGCCACCTCGCAGCCTCTTCAGGAGCAGTAAACTTGCCTAACAACGCGTTAAACAAAGCACTAACAGCATCATACAGACCGGCATCATGTGCCATTCCAGACACATCCTCGAAGTTGGCAGCTTCGTTAAGTGAACGCGAACGCAAAGTCTTGATTTCTTGCTTGACGATCTGTCGAAGCTGCTGTTGTGTAATTCGTATGGTATTATCTATCTCAGTCCCAGGACTAAATTTCCACAGCCAAAGATCATTTCAACTCCTGCTTCATCTGCAACTTGTTGCTGCGTCAGCCCTCTTGAAGGATCAGCCTTGTAACGAAAGCGATCGTAGCGGTGGACGCTGTCGGTCCACCAGAACCTAGGCGCAGTCTCGCGTAGGACCTCAAACCCCGCAGCGAGGTAGCCCTTGCCTGAACCGATCCTACGATCAACGTACGTCATCAATCCCAAGGCGCCAGACGCCTTGGCCCAGGCAAGGGCACGACGAGATAACCTTGACAGTGAACCTGGGACGTTGCCGGCTGTCGCAAAGCGTGAGACCTCATAGTGATCAGCGTTGCCCCTGTGAAAGGGACGACGCAACGACATTGCAGCAAGGATTTTACCCTCGTGGACGAGGCCCCAAGCGACGGTCGCCCGTGTGTCACCATCGATGTGATGGTCGTCAAAGAACTGCCTCCTGGCAGCGGGTGTCAGCTGCTCGACCTTGCACTGTCGGGCTCCCACCAGCTTGGGCTCCTGACCCAAACGGTGCTTGATCATCCTTTCAACGATCGCCCGCTTGTCGCGCCACTCGTCCTCAAACACACGCAGGACATCGATCCCAGCGGCGTCACAGGCCCGCTGCTTATCAACAGTTCGCTTGGGCACCGCGCGAGGGCCACTGTGCCAGTACAGGCCGTCATACTCCACGGCAAATTTTCTGGAGGGGACGTAAACGTCGAGTTCCTTCGGAGCGATCACGGTGCGATCTGACAGCACCGCGTCGGGAGCCAACGACCTGACGAAGTCATAGATTTCGGACTGGGCGTTCAAGGCTGAACCCAGGTCGAACGACGTCGGACCTGTGACCCGCGAGTCCATGCGCGAGCTGGGGTCTCGGATCGTGGTTGTCACAGTGGACCTTTGCGGACCTGTCGCGTGCAGGCACGCGACCGGCGGAGACGGCGACTCAACGAGCGTGGGCGCGGCTGACACGACGTCTCCGGTGCGCGTGTTTTTTAAGCCTGCGTTCCACGCCTTGATCCTTCCTGTCTTGAAGCCGTCGAGGCGCTTCTGGACAAAGCCCCTCTGCCGTTCAGGATCCTTGTAGACACTGTCGACGTTGGCATTGTGACCACGGATGAACCTCGAGACGTACCCCTTCTTCCAACCGGCCCAGGCGACTGCGCCGCCACAACCACATGCACAAACGGGCGCGGACGCTGAGCGCACGGTTCTGAGGTACAGCCCCTCGTCGGCCTCGCTTCCGTGTTCGTGCATGTGATGATGCAGGAACCGCAGTTCCTGTCCAAAGTCGCGATCACAATTGGGACACTTGATACGAATGAATGCCACAAGAGTTATATTACTACCTGGATCAATTTAGATTGGTGATGGGAAAGAAATTTGATTTTGTTGCGATGGACGTCGACTGGGGTGAATTCACCGCAGACTACGTCTCTGTTTACTGTTACGTCGACACGACGCTCGATGATAACACACCTGTGTACGTTGGGTTGGGTTCTGGTCCTCGCATCAGGCACAAGCGTGCAAGAAATCAGAAACACCTGAACATTGCACTGAAGCACAGGATCAAGAGGACAGTCGTCGCCTCGTACTCCAAGGACGCTAAGCAGCTAGCGTGCGACAACGAGAAGAGGCTGATCGCTGAGCTAGGGACGTTCAGCACTCGCACGAACAAGGGCTGCAACTTCACCCTGGGAGGCGATGGGACCGCTGGGCACATCATCTCAGAAGAAGAAAAGGAACGTCGGCGCGCGCGACAGACGGGCGACGGTAACGTCGCAAAACGTCCGGATGTTCGAAGAAAGATCAGCGAATCACAACGCGGGAAGAAATTCTCAAAAGAGAGACGACAAAATATCTCAGAGGCAAAGAAAGGAAAAGCAATGCCTGATGAAACACGTCAAAAGATCAGCAAGTCAATGTCTGCGACGATGTCAAGGAATCATGCCCAGCGCAACGCCCACCTGGTCCCATTGCACCAAGAGATCATCAGGTTGCGTAATTCAGGGTTAAGCATCATCGATGTCATGACTCAGGTTTCAGCAATGTTCAAAAGAGAGGTCAAGTACTCCAGCGTTACAAACACGGTCCACGTTCACAAAAAAGGACAGTGTCAGACGTGTAACAACAACCCAATAGAAGTTGATCGATCCAGAGCACAACAAACGACACAAGCATCCGATCAGTTAACTGATTTGAATGCTTGAACGTTCCAAGTTATTGTTTTTGTTCAATATTGAAGAACCGCGTTGTCGAATCGAAGAGTGAGACTGATTTCAGTAGGAGTCCCATCATCATACGTCAATTCTCCGAAATTTGCTTCGGTGATGAAGGCACCCTTAATATCCCACAACTCTACGACGGTACCGACTGGATCCAAACACTTCAACTGTATGTCACGCTTGTAGAAGTCAGCGTAGCCGGCGCGCCCCGACACCGACTCGAAGTGCAATCGCACCCACTCCATGACCTGCTGTGCCCCTGACGGAGCAATCGGATCGTGTAGGGTGACTGGGATGGTGTTGAACTTCGTCACCCCGGCCAGGTAACGTCGGGCGTTGATGAAGGGAAGTTCGACTTCCTCAGTGGTGTACGTCGGCCGGGCTGCGGTCTTGATGATGTACGCATCGATGCCCTCGATCATCAGAACCCAGCGATTTTTACGCTTGGGCTCAAACTTATTCGGAAGCATTGAGGTCACATCTAGCGTTTCTGCCATTTTGTAATCTCCTAGTGATTTGCAACGCTGTGTTGCACAATGATAGTTAGCACGATCCACGACATCGCATTCCAAAAAGTGTGTACAAAAGTTAACATTGTTGTACCTTAACGCTAGAATCGATGGGTGCCGTTAAAGGTAAGAAGCTCGAGACACTAACGTGTCCGATTTGCCACATTTTTTCGTCGAAGCGCTTGACCAACTTTGAGGATCATCTAGCGCTCGAACACCACACGACAGCAAGAATATTATGGAACTCATTGAACAACGGACCTATTCTTTGTGGCTGCGGTTGCGGCAATGAAGCGCCCTTCCACGGCTGGAAGCACGGTTACGGCAAGTTCATCATCGGTCACAATGCAAATGTCTACAGCTCGTATGCACCCGAACGGGCAGCAGAACTGATCAAACAACGAAGTGAATCCCTTGCAGGAAAGACGGGATGGGCAAAGGGTCTGACCAAGGAATCTGACGACAGGATCGCAAAACGAGCGAAAGCAACATCCGAAGGTCGACGACGAGCATTCATCGATGGAGATATCGTCGCCTGGAATAAAGGTCTGACCAAGGACAATGATCCCAGGGTCGCAGCAGCCGCCGTAGCTCAACAACAGCGATTCGAGGCTAAAGACGTTCGACCTTGGGCTGAAGGCAAGACTGAAGCGGGTGATGAATGCATTCTTCGAAAAAACAATGCACTTCGAAAAAGGTACGCCAAAGGAGAGCTTGAACCTTGGTACAAGGGAAAGACGATCGCGTCTGAACCTCGATTAGAAAAACTCTGGCAACACCGTGATCCTGTCAAAGAGTATGCTGGTATCCGATGGACGGATGATGAGATCAGGGGAAAACTTGCAGGGAACATGCAACTCATCCTGCAAGACATCGACGGTTACAGAAATGATCGGATCCCGGCGCTGGTTGTCATGTGCAGGACGTGCAGTGAAACATCGAAGGTTTCACTTGTCTTTGCAAGAAACGATCGCTGCCATCGATGTAACCCTACGAGCTCGGCCGGTCAGAATCAGATCGCTGATTGGTTGGAATCACTGGGACTCAAGGTCGGTCGCAATGTCAAGGGCATCATCGGAAATCGTCAAGAGCTTGACGTATACGTTCCTTCGCACAAGCTAGCGATCGAATTCAATGGACTCTATTGGCACAATGAAGCAGGTGGTAAGGGACCCAAGTACCATCAAAATAAGTCGAATCGGTGCGCTGAACTCGGGATCACACTGCAACATGTCTTCGAAGACGAATGGTATGAACGACCTGACATCGTCAAATCGATGATCATGCATCGACTGTCAATGACACCCAAGCGTACTTCTGCTCGTAAGTGCAATCTTCGTGAGGCAACGATCGATGAACGTCGAACGTTCTTCGAAGCAAATCACATTGATGGTGATGTGCCTTCAACGAAGGCATGGTGCCTCGTCGACGAAGAAGAGATCGTAGCGTGTATCTCGATACGAAAACCGTTTCACAAATCACAAAGCAAATTGATCGAAATCGCTAGGTTTTCGACCAAAACGTACACTTCTTGCGCCGGCGCCCTAAGCAGATTGATGCGATGTGTGGTTGCATACACTCTAGAACACAAGCTCGCGGGAGTGATGACGTACGTTGACACACGCTTCGGTAATCGAGGAAAAGGTTACTGTAGCGCAGGTATGACATTCACAAAAGAAACAGAACCTAGGTTCTGGTGGACAGACAACCACCATCGATTCAATCGATTCAAGTTTCGAGCCGACAGAGGGAGGCAGATGTCAGAAGCTCAGGTCGCAGAAGCTGCTGACGTCGTCAAGATCTGGGGTTGCAAGAATCTTGTGTACCAAATCAACGTCTGATCGTCAAGGGACCGGCGCCGGATCTCTTCCTTGATCAATCGCTTGAGGGTCGCCCCTGTCAACGTCTTCGACCTCATCTCAAGGTTCCCAGATCTTGAACGTCTGAACGGCGCGCCAGCTGATTGTCCCAAACAGGATGCCGGAAGCTCTCGCCCGGAAGCTGTGGCCGTCGACATCAAGGTCAGTCGATGCGTCTAACAAGGCAAGGTCGCCCTGGACCGAACCCACCAACGAGATGTCGACGCGTGTGATGGTGTCATTGACGATCTTGAACGTTGCATCCTTGACGACTTTTACGACGCTACCACCAGAATAACCAAAAACTCTCCCGTGACACTGACAATGCAGTTGTCGAGGATGGGATCGAACCCTAGGTCGTCATTGATGTGAATCGAACTGATCGTCGTCAGTCCCGTGCCGCTAGCGTCACCGATATTTTGGTACGACTGAAAATCAGGGAGTCTCGCCATTGTGTTGTTCTCTTGCTTGCCTTTCTTGAGAGTTTCACTTCACTGGTTTACGTGGCGGCGGGGGAGGCGCCTTCTTCTTGGCACGGTTGACATCGCCGCTGCTGATCGATTGTGATTTTGAGTCGACGCTGAACGCCAGTCGCTCGGTGGCTGAGTGGATCTCCTTGATGACGCTGATCTCGCTGTCGGTCTCAGCCTCCTGCAGGGCGCGTTGGAAGAAGTTATCGGCCTCCCACAGCTTGGTGATCCCCTGCTTCATGTAGCTGCCGACCTCGGACCCAGGGTGCAGTTCGTGCAACCGACGACGAAGTTCTTCTTTGATCAGTCTCTTGAGCGTGGCGTTCGTTAGCTTCATTATGTCCCTCACGGTTCCCAAATCTTAAACGTCTGCACCGCACGCCAGCTGATGGCGCCGGCGGCGTGGCCGGATGCACGAGCACAAAACACGTGATCATCGACAACGATGTCTGTGGTGACACCCTTCAGTTCCGGATCGCAGTACGACGTCCCCGCCGGGTCGATCGACAACCTGACGACCTTGTCATCGACGATCCTGAAGACAGCCTCCTGCGTCACGTGGACGATTCGACCCTCACTGTAACCAAGGAACTCTCCGTTGACAACGACGACACAGTTGTCGAGCGGCGGATCAAACCCCAGACCAGAATTGATGTGCCTAGCAACGATGGTCACCGGATCGGGTCCAGTGACAGTTAGGGTGCCTTGGTACGATTGAAAGTCAGGAAAACGCATTTTATCCTACGCTAGCGGGCACCAATCATCACACTCATCACCACATCCACATACCGGGCAGGTGGTTGTACCTGCATCGATGCCTTCTGATATGACGCTCGAGCCGTCCTCTTGCCTCTTTAAAAGGGCACGAGAAAACTCTTCGTCTATCAACCGTTGTAGCACCTTGCTAGTGATGATCATTTATTCCTTGCTCAACCGCTGGGTTCCATCAGCCGGTGCAACACCTGCGTCACCTGCTCGACAAGAGCGTTGGTGAGCTCCTCGTCTGCTAGGACCTGTTTGACGATCTTGACCGCAAAGTACTCCACGTCCTCGTACCGTCCCGGTCGCGCCGCCGTCTCATCATCGATCGTACCCAATACGATCTCGTATGCATCTGCAGCAACGTCGCTCTGTTCTAGCTGCTTGGTCAGGCTGATGACCATCGCGCTAGAGATTGCATCCAACGTGTCGTCCAGGTGAGAGTTCGGGATCACTCCTTCAGACTCATCGAGACGACGATCGATCGTCTGTCGAATGATTCGACGCAACGATTCCTTCGTCAGTCGTTTGACCGGGCGACGCCCCTCGAGGACGTCAGCCTCAAGCAACGCAGGGCAACCGGGAGCGTGTGAATCGGTGCCGCCGCAGTCGGGACAACGTTCATCGTCACGTCGTTTAGGTTCGTTGGTGACCCACCCACAGTTGCGGCAGTGACGACCGCGCTCGCCCGGTTCAACCTTGCGATACCCATAGTCAGCGCAACTTGCGCACACGCTGGTCACCGGATCAAACGCAGCTTCGTTCATTTTCTTCATCATTCACCTAACGATCATTGACGTGTTGAACCCATCTGACCCCGCCAGCCGTCAAGGAACCTGGTTCAGGTTGTTGGCGACGGCAAAGTCAAGCGACACATATTCGATCGTCTTTGTCGGTTGGACAAAGATCTTTCCGCGGAGGGTGTTGTTCTCGATGTCAGCCTGTGTCGTCGTCGATGAATCAATGATGACCTTGAACTTCTCGAGGCCCGCCAGCGCCTGGATCCTCTGCAGGCGTGGGGTGATGGCATTCGAGAACTTGGCCAGTGTTGCCTCTCGGTTAGGTTCAAAGGTGATCGTGTGCGCAATGTCACGGACCTGTCGACGAATGTCAATCAGCAACCGACGAACGTTGACACGGTCGAGGGCGCTAGCGCCGGCCTGCAACGTCTTCTGACCCCAGACGATGACGCCACCCTTTGGGTTGGTGCCAGACGAAGCGTTGCCAGGGAACGACACGATCGGATTGATGTTCACGTCGTACAACGTGTCCATGTTTTCCTTTTTCAACTGCACACGAGCCTCAAGCGATGTCTGCAATGAACCTCGTGTGAAGCCTGCAGGAGCGAACCACGGGTGACCCAGCTTGTCATTGAGTGCCATCGCACCCAAGACAACGACCGAAGGCGGCACGTATACGTTGGTCTTGGTCGTCGGATCCTGGATCAAAACATCCGGGAAGTAAGCAGCTGCGAAGCTGGTGTTCAGTGCACGTTCACTAAACTGCTGTGCTGTCAACTGGACAGACGGCAGCTGCGTATCGCTGACCACATCGTCACCCTGGTTGTCAAGCTGTTCGATGTCCATCAGGTACAGTGCATCGAACCTCTCTTCGACGGCATCCACGACGGCATTTGACACGATGGGGTGCCGGATACCCGGGATGACGAGCAGCTGCACATCAGCATTGACGACGTTCTTCATGACGTCAAGCGCCTTCGCGAAGGCCCTGACCGACGGTCCATCGTTGCGACCGCGGTTGCCGTCGTTCATGTCAGCGACGACAGCGTTGTTGTTGATCTCAGACTCGTCTTTGTTGAAGATGTTGACACCGTCTGAACCGCCTTGCATCAAGAAGCTGTACTTCAGGAAGCGACGATTTGACTGGTTGAAGTCGTCGACTGTCACCTTACGTGTCTTGTTGGTTTCATCCGCCACGATGTTACCATCACGGACGTAAGTTGCCTGGTGCCACATGGTCGAGTCAGCGATGCCCGCTGAACTTGTCACCACTTTGATGTTTTCAAGCGTAAAGACGTTGCGACAGAAACGATCAGAATCTAACACTGAGTTCTCGGCAGTGTCTGGCGTCCCCGCGTTGTCACCTACGACGAAGTCTTGCAATGTCTCAAAGTGCGACGGGAAATAACCCGCAAACGCAGCCAACGATTTGTTCTGCAGGGTGCTGGCATTTGGTGTCGTCAAACTGGTGATGTGTTCGAACTGCACGCCCCAGTACAGCAGTGGGTTGAACGTTAACTTGGCGCCTGAACCTTGTGTGATGTTGCTTCGTAGCGGCAGGGGCGCCTCGACAGCACGTTTCAAGACCAGAGACGCTGTGATTTGCGATGACGTTGGGCTCGTCAACGGAGCAGAACCCGACGTGACCAGGTGGAGCGGGCCGCGAACACCGAAAGGTAACGCTGTAGGGTCGACTGACATGTTGTCGACCTCTTGCGAGACCTCGACCCTGATGAGGTTGGAGTTGTTCGGATAGTTGCCATCGATGACGATCTTTTGGCTAGATTCCGCCCGATCCCAATCAAAGAAGATGTTCGCATCACCGATCACTTTGGCGATGTAGCGATCAGAACGTGGGTCCAGCGACAGGCCACGCCACTGTTCCAGGGGCTTGACAGATCCATCGTTGTCATCCCACTCCCTAACGATCAAATCAAAGCTACCGTACAGGTTCGACGGATCTGACGACGGAGCGATGTTCTCGATCGACAGCTTGAACAGGATCGAGACACCTGACCCAGCGTCGATAGCGTGCAAACGAAACAAGTTGGTCGCTTCGCCACCGAAACGCTGTGAAATGACCCACGGCGATCGAGCGTGAGAGTAGCGATCAGTCCATCCTTCATAGTTAGGCACGTAGCTGTTTCCGGTGTTCCTGGCAAGCGATGCCGTTGTCAAGAACGCAGCTGCTTCAGCTCCTGACTTTGAACCGCTGACGCCACCTGCACCAGAGACAGCATGTACCAAACCAGAACCGGTGACGACCGCTGTCGACGGATGAACATCCCAGAAGGCATGCAAGTAGTGTCCCGCTTGTTGGTACTTCAACGGATCGCGATTCATGACGTTCGCAAAGTAATTTGGAGACGTCATGTCAAACGATGCCGTGATCACATTGGGATACAACGAATCTATTCCCTGGTGACCGTTCAACAGCATGACAAAGTCTTGCTTGGCGACCTGTCCATCAAGCAGAACGACAGAACCGATAAGACTGCCGCTAGCTGTCGTGTCAGTAGCAACTAACGTCGATGCGGGAGCTGAATTGATACCCTCCGCCGACGATGATAGACGCAAGATAACACCCGAAGGTGCCATGATAACGCCTCGGATGATCGGCACTGCAGTATTGACGCCAGCTGTCACGCTGCCTTGGCCTTGAAGGCCAGCGGCGCTGAAGACAGTCGAACCTGCAGACTCTGACATGAAAGCGCCTAAGAAATAGGTTCGGCCAGAGACGCTGAGGCTACCAGAGTTTGCATACGGGTTGCCAACCAGAGTGCCATCGCTGTCACGTGGTTGGTCCTCACCGACAGTGAAACCGGCTCGAGCGACTGACCCATCGGTCGACCGTCGACGACCGTCACCGACACCCAGGACGCGCAAGAAGGTTACTGCAGATGCATTACGCATCCACTCAGACACCGCAAGCGGACCAAACTTCTTGCCATCAGTCGGACCAAACTTGGCGTAAAAATCATCGACCAGGCCAACAGTGACCGGAACATAGGCAGGTCCCTTCAACGACGTGCCGATGACACCAGCAGGAACGCCGACCGGTTCCTGAGCGACCGGACCAGAAAGGTCGATCTCCTTTGCAGTCACGCCCGCGGAACCGAACTTTAATTGCGCCATCTCTATTCAACCTCGTGTCTAACTATTCCGAAATTAACGCTTTCACGCGTCGAACGCTAGAAGTGCATCAACGCCATCACTCATAACGAACCTGCGTCAGTAAGCTACTGACGCAGGTTCATCAGATCGTATCGCTGTCAGACGAAGGCGATGCCGCTGCTTGTGATGATGAAATCAAGCGAGATGAATTCAATGACACGTGTTGGAACGATGACGACGCGGCCGCGCATGCGGTTAGCTTCGACATCCTCTTGCGTGTTGTTGGTTTCATTACAGACGACGCGGAACGTTTCGATACCAGCTTGGGCCTGGATCAGGCCAAGCTGCTGAACAGAGTCGCTAACAAACTTGTTCCTGACAGCCGGAGTGTTTTGATCGAACGCCAGCTTGTTAGCGATGCTGATGATGATTCGCTTGACCTCAAGCAGCAAACGCCTGACGTTGACTCGATCCAAGGCTGACTTTGCAATCTGCAACGTCTTTTGCCCGTAGATGACATAACCCAACTTAGGGAACGTCGCAATGGGATTAATCCGCGAATCCTGCAGCCGATCACGATCAGGTACGCTGAGCCTGACCTCCACGTTTGTCACAAAGTCCAACGCAGCACGGTTGAAACCAGCCGGAGCAAACCATGGGTAGGCTACTCGATCGTTGAAGGCCAACGCACCTAGCGCCGCCACAGACGCTGGTACCTTGACTCGTCGACGATTCGTCTTATCGTCGATGAAAACGTTCGGAAAGTACGTTCCTGCGTAGTTGTTGTCGATGGCACGTGTATCGACAGCCGCGGCTGTCTTGTCCACGTCTGGCCTGTTGGTCGAGTCGTCATACAACCGTGTCGCTGTATCATCATATGACGGGATGTCCATGACGTAGAAGGCTAGGCCGTAATCACGAACCCGCTGCATCGCATAGTCGGTGATGAACGTCTCACGGATGCCTGGGACCGCCAAAACGTTGACGTTGACAGCCATCGGTTCCGTCATGATGTCGATCGCAGTGCGGTATGACATGACGTTTGAGTTGTTCTGCCCGGTTCCATTCATGTTTGTCAACATGCCAGGCGAAACGTAGCTGGGTTCCGCGCCGCCCAGGGCATCGAACGACGTTGCCTTATCGTTCATCCTGCGAGCGTCACGGTCGAGGAAATTGAGACCGTCGTAACCGCCAAACATCATGTTGGTGAACTTGGCGTACGGCGAGAACCTGTTAAAATCGGGTGCTGTTCCCTTTGCCAGTAGCGTAGCAAACGTAATACGGTTACCGATGACACTGGGAATTGTGTAGCTGGCGAGGTCGATGTTAGCATCACGAACGTAGGCCGCCTCACGCATGTGATCATTGATCGTACCCGTCAATTGTGAGATCGCTGTGTTCGAGAAGGCAACCTTGGCCAGAGTAAACTTGTTGTCATTGAACTGATCAGCGCCAGCGCCGGTGACCAAGACATCGAGCTTTTTGATGCCCATGAACTTGGTGAACGATTCAAGCAGGCGGTTCTTCTCGGTCGTGAGGTTTGGGTTCAACGGCGTCGTGTTACGTTCGAACTTGATTCCCCAATACAGTTGGGTCGTCGCTAGCTCAGTCGGCCCAGGCTGGCCTTGCCACGTTGCTGTGTTCGGGATCTCGCCTTTCGTTACCTTGAACCTGAACGGAACAGGGGGAAGGATCGATCCTGACAAGGCTGATCCAGAACTGATGCCAAGGACACCTGCCAGCCTTGGGTTCGACGGGGCCACATCTGTCAACAGATCATTTGTCTTGATGACTTCGATCCCGCGGAAGCCAAACGGCAACGCAGTTGCCGGGACCAGTGCTCGCTCAACAGCATCTGTCATGACGATCCTGACAAGCTTTGAAACGTTGTTGTAACGACCGAAGGTGACGATGCGGCGCTCGGAAGCGATGGTTGCGTCAAAGTTATAGGTGACCTTGCGATCACCGATCAGCTTGGCAACGTAGTTCTCTGCGTACGGATTGAGCGAACAGTTGGGGTACGACTCCAGGACGACTGGGGACGCATCTGTGTCGTTCCAGTCTCGGATCTGAACCGTAAACGTTCCATACTGATCTGATTCATCAAGCGATGCCTTGATGTTGGTGATCGAGATCTTGTAGAGCCTGTTAGCAAACTCTCCGTCGTCGATCGCCTCAAAGCTGAAGAGATCGTACTCAGTGGCACCGAAAGGTTGTGAGATAAACTTCGTCGTCTTGGGAGCGGTGAACCTGGTATCGTACGCACCGAAGGCCTTTCGCATCTCCAAAGAAGTGTTACCGGAGGAGGTGCTTGCACGAGCTGAGCCTGACAACACAGCGACGACCGTCGCCGTTGCCAACTCATTGTCGACAGCAAAGTCTCCGTAGAGCAGGTGCTGTTCCTGCACCAATCGATCTGGATCCGTGTTTAAGACCTTACCGAAGTAATCGGCGCTCGACGGATCGAACGATGCTGTCAAGATCTTAACGCCAGGGTTGTTGTCAGTATTGACAAATCCGTTACCCAACGTCGACGAGATGACAAGCTTGAACTTACCGTTCACTGTCGTCGCAACGTCATCTGGACCCGCTGCAGTGAAGGCGCCGACGGCAGACTCGTTACCATCTAACACCATCATTCGCGCGCCCGAGGCCATCATCACCAAGCCTCGAACCAAGTTGACAGCTGCACCAGCATAAGACCGGTTGTCAGTGAACAGCGGCATACCGTAGGCCTCGTTAGCCTGCAAGGTGTGCTTGGCAACCAACATTTGGACAGCACCGGTGTGTCGTCCACGCGAGTCGTGCGCGGCGATGTTACCATCAAGGTAAAACCCAGCATACTTGACACGACCGGTGGCATCAGACGTTGCGATGTCAGTCTCAGTTGCGTTGCCGCCCGCTCCTAGAACACGCAAGAACGTCAATGCAGAC